CAAACGTTTGAATAAGCGCAGGCTTCGAGCGCCAGTTGTTCAAATAAATAATGTCTTTGACCCTTGGGACATCAAAACCTTGAGAGGCCATACCGACAGTGACAATCCACTGATAGTTGTCGTCCTCCTTGAATGAATTTAAGGTTCTGTATGCAACATCTTCGTCTTCCGACAACGCGACACCGACACGAATGCCTCGACGATTCAGCATGTCGGCAATCTGTCTTGCGTGCGCGGCTGAATAACCGAAAGCCATACCCTTGTAGAGGGGCCACTTTTTGAGTCTTTCGTTGTAATCGCGTAACGCCACATCGAGAACTTGGTCGAGATACTCTTTGCTCGTAAGAGCGGTTAGCAAGGCTTTTGCGTGCTCCTCCGCCTCTGCTTCGGTCAAAGCAATCTCGTAAACATCGTTGCTGGTGTCCATGTACTTGGACACACCGTCCACAAGGTTGTACCTGGAAAGCGAGACGATGTTTTGAGCAATAGCGTCCTTATAGGTACACAGGATGTCAGGTTGAGGTAAATAGCTACCGTCTGACAGCAGCTTGTAATCCATTAGGTATATTTTGTTGTTGTCGTGCCTAGCATTGGTTCCGGTCATACCGAGCGTGACCGTAACGTTTGGGTGACTGACAAGGTTGTGGACATTCTTTGTCCAAACACCATCTTGTCCGTTTGCGGACAAGGAGAGCTGGTGAAGCTCATCAAGAATCACCACGCACGAATACTTCTTGGTAAATTCGGTAAAGAAAGGGAGCGCGTGCTGAAGTTGCGAGTACGTCGCAACCATTCCGTCTCTATCTTCGCGCGGGAAAAGCCCGTTGTACGTCTGTAGACGAACATCTCGACCGCCGGTCTTAAACATATGGCTAGATTCATTCAATGTTGCATCTGCCACCTGACTTTGCAGAGCCTTTTGCGGCGTGAGCCAAATCACCTTTTCAGCTTTACGCTTCCCAAGAGATTGGCTTGCCAAAATGATTCCTTGGCCAGTTTTGCCAGCGCCGGGATACGTGTCAGTCGTTATTTTTACTTTATCAGAACTCGAACACACCTTCTCTGCAAGTTCAGCCATCTGGTTTTGATGATTGTACAGACGATAAACCATTTACCGATTTCCCTTTTTCAAGTTGCAGCGCGGACACAGCGCCTGCATGTCGAAAACATTTGTGCTTTGGACGCTTGACCAGGGAACGATGTGGTCAGCGTGCCACCCCTCACCAAGCTCGTCCCCGCACAAGCAACACTTGCCCCCCGCACTCAGATAAAGCGCCAGACGGAGCTTCTTTGAGCGAAGGGTTCTTGGATCCTTTCCCTTCATGAAATTTCCGCCGCGCCCGTAGGCACCGGCTCAATTCGATTCCCGTTTGAGCGCCTTGGCCCTCGGCGTCTCCAGCGACGTTGGCGAGTCGTCTGCGCCATCGTCGAAGGCGAAGCCCTCCGTTACGCACGCTTGAACGAATTGATGTGTCGCCACCACGCTCTCGGCGATCAAGCACTTGGTCACGGTCGCTCTTAGGTGCTCCAGGCGCTCGCCGGTCAGCACCTTGATGGCCTCGATCAGCTCCTCAAGTTCCTCGTCGGTCATGTGCCCACCGCCTGACTCTCGGTGCCGGCCCCGAGAGTGACGAGCGAAGCGGCGGCAATGATGGCCTCGGCGAGAGCGAGGCCCGCCATGACGACGTAGACGGCGTCGGAGGCCTGCACTTCCTTCGCCTTGGCGACGAGTTCGGCGACCAAGGGATGCGGGTCTCCGGACGCTTCATCTACGGAACAAACGACGAGCGTTGATGAGGCCAGGCCGGTTGCTAACGCAGCGGTTCCTGGTGAGCGTTTTTTGGTCTCGTCCGCCAGGGTTTCGGCAATCGGTTTGAGCCCAGAAATTGCGTGGAAGAATCGCGGAAAGAATTTGGACCCAGAATCGGAGCTAAGTGATTGAGATCCTTGGGTTACAAAACGGGTTCCTAAGCCGCGGGTCGCAGGTTCAACTCCTGCCGGGGGTGCCAATGATTTCAACAACTTAGCTAGGGCCTCAAATTCTGAAATGGTAAGTTTCTGGAAAGTTTTTGCCACTGAACCAAAGTCAGCCCCTTCAAGGGCTGTGCTCGTTTCCGTGAGCGAAAATGCCTCTGTCGCGAAAGGTTTGGTGCCCTCTTGACCAACTTTCTTGCTGCGTACGCGTCCAGTGGTCTTTTGAGCAGATGCTGCCATGCCGCCCTTGTCTTGATGGAGGTAGTTCTCGGTCGTCTTCAGCTCGGCGTGGCCCAAAAAGTGTTGCACGCCTTGAAGGCTCCACTTCTCACCCCAGTAGCCGTTGAGCAAACTCGTCGCGCACGTGTGCCGGAGGTCGTGGAACCTGAGCTTGGGGCTAAGGCCCGACCGCTTCTTGATGGCGTTCCAGGCCTCCTGCCGAAACAGGTGCAAAGCGTTGCGCCGGCCACCTCGGCGCGACGGAAACACGAGCCCTTGCGCGGCCCATTGACCATCGCCTTGCCACCACCCTTCCGACTCACGCTTCCAATTTTTGAGCGCCTCGATGGCCAACGGCAGCAATGGGATCTCGCGAGGCTTGCCGCCCTTGGTTGGCGGCCAAACGGACTCACCCTTGATGACGATGGGTGTTCCGCCGTAACGCACGACCATGTACGGCTGCGGCGCATCCATGTGCACGTCTCGCCAATGGAGGGAGACCAACTCGCCCGCGCGCAGGCCTTGGTATGCACAGAAGGCAATCATCCACTTTTCTGGGCCATCAATCGCCTCAATGAGCTTGTGAAGCTCGTTCTCCTTCAGAGCGGTCGAGCGCTTCACTTCCGTCGTTCCCTCGTCTTCGGCGATGAGGTCCTTGAAAGGATTTTCTTGCGAGCACTTGCCCTCGGATTTGGCGTACTTGAAGACGACCCGCAAAAGTGTGAGCACATTTCGGCGCGTTTGCGTGGCAATGGTGCGATCGCACTCCACGTGCTTCAATTCGTACGCCTTGGTTTCCGCATTTCGCACACGCTTCACTTGCGTCGCTTTGCGCTCCATCAGCCTGTCACGAAACGCTTTGACGTCCGATGTTTTGAGGGCGTTGACGTCGATGTCGCCAATCGGGTCGTTTTTGATGTGCGCAAGAAAAAGAGACTGAATGCGCGCTCCCGCCTTCGGTCGTTTGATGAGCCGTTCGTGCACCAGCGACGCCGCAATCTCGCGAACGGAGTACCCCTCACCGGCCTCGGCGCGCTTTTGGTGGCGCATAAGCCGACCGGCCTCGCTGGCAAACGCTTTCGCTTCGGCAAGCGAATCAAACGGCTTTGTGCCCTCCGGCTGACGAAGAATCTGTTTGCCGTCGGCATCGCGCACCGGCACGCGGACGCGCCATTTGCCGTTTTCGAGCTTGTCGATGTATGCGTACTTTTTCATGCGCGGCATGGCAGTCCCCCTACTTCTGTTGCGCTTTCCGAATCGTCGCCGCCATACGCGCGGCTAAGTCACGCGATGGGTTTGACAGGATGTTTTCCGCGCGACGAACTTCGAGGTCCGTCGGCACGGGATGGAGCTTCTCAAGGATGTCCATCGACTCTTCCAGTAGCTCGTGCAGGCGTGCCCGTAACTGATTGCGTGTCATGCGAACCGCTCCTTCAGTCCTCGTATGAGTCTGACCCACGGCGAGCGCTCGCGCCGCTGCGTCGACTCATATTTATGCCTCGCGAAATCAATCTCGCGGAGGCGGAGCACGTCCGCCTGCGTAAAGTGATTCCATTGCCTCACCGTCGCAACACGGTCGCCCGAGCCGTCAAACGACACGAGCGGAAGGCTTCCAAGTTCACGACATTCGCCGTATTTCCCAGCTACCACGCGCTCCGCCAGCTCGGAGCAGCATGGGCCAACATGAACGAGCATGACGCATTTAGCCAAGCGTTTACCGGCGTAAAATCCGCCAGCCAACCAAACAACCCGCCCCATAACATGGTCAACGATAGGCGACCCACACTCGCAACAAGCAAACTTCACCGCATCCTCCGTTCAAGATTCCTCAGTTCTTCTCGACGCTTGCGAACCTTTCGGCGCCTCCACGCCCACCGCTCGGCGCGCTCCACAAGAAAAATTGCAATTTTGGCGGCAAAACCGAACCATCCAAGTTCTCTCATGCTTGCAGAGACGGGATTTTTGGGGGGCTGTTTGCGTATGCGCAACACTTGGTATAGTCATTGTGCAGGGGGTTGGCGCCATGCAGCGTAAGACACATATGAGAGTGTGTTTGGTTGACCATACGGGCGCCACCATACGTCTCCTAGAATGCAAATCAAGAGTACCTCGCATGCTGTGGTGCGATTGTTTGCAAACACTTGGAATTGTTTGATTATGGCGACCTACAATCTAACCAAAGAGCAGAACGAGCGTGTGACGCGTCTAGTTACAGACCTGCTAACGCGTCATACGCAGGTACAGATCGCGGCTGCCGTGGGGGTTGACCAGTCGACCATAAGCTCAATAAAAACCGGCAAGACCGGCACTTCGCGCACGATTGCGCTTCGTCTTGCGAAATTTGCAGGAGTGGACCCGGAAACACTGTTGGGACCGGAACCTGTCGAGGTATGGCGGCTCAACGCGGACGCTGTTACCGGAGCGGTCGCGGCGGCCAGGGCGATCGCGCTGTCGGAAGGTTTTGATTCCGAGTGGGTCAGCGCGTGGACTCCAGACGTGGAACGTCCGCAAGACTTAACTGCGGCCCAGGCGTGGAAGCTCCTTGAGGCCGACTGGATCCTCAAACAAAACCCGCGCGTCCAATCGCACGAGCTACGCCGTCTCGTCGCCAAAATCAATGAGGCGCTGACGGAAGCTATTCACGATCTTGACGCCGAACCTAAGCAAAAGAACAAGAAGCCAGGAACTTAGGGGGCAACTTGGGGGGTTCCGTTAAGGTTCATCCATAGCCTGGACGATGCGCGCGATGGCGTGAGCAACCACGGCGGCCACAACAGAGTTTTGTGCTTTGGCCAGCGCGCGCAAGCGAGTGCAGGCATCACGAAGAATATGATGCACCTCATCGTGGCACGGTGACTTTGCTCGCAAACGTGTGCAACTCGTCGCATGAGACGAACTGTCAGGCGCACGATCGTCATCTGTCATACGAGCCGCTCTCCCCTCTCATCCTTCAAGTTTGCGACACCGTTGTTGCATTGATGCACGAAATCGCCTTTCCTCGCCGTTTAGGTGACGATTTCGAGGTCATCACCCCATCCTTCCTCGGCCATTATTAGCGAAGGCTTGCCAAATCATATGATTGTGGTCATAATGACATCCGACTCTTGATCTACCATCGGCCACTTGGCGCGATTGGTTGCGAGAAGGGGAGGCTTTTATGGATCGCGACGAAGCCAGGCATTATTTCGACGCGCGCTTGCGAAACCTTTGGCGCCCGGTGCCGAGCGACCTTTTTGCCGCCGTCTGCGAACACTTGGCGGCCGAGATTTGCGTCGTGTACGCGGCGACCACCGACGAATTTGAGCGGCATGCCGACAATGCGCAAACCGTAAGCGAACAAGCCCTTGCGGCCAGCGAGGAACTTTTGCTTGCTGGCGAGCTTAGCCACGAACGAGCCTTTGAGTTTTCGCTTCGGTCAAGCGCTTACGCGTCTTTGGCAAGCGCACTCCGTCTTCGCGCTCAGGAAGCGGGATGAACAAGATTGATGATGCCCGCCGCACGGCCACGGAGGCCAGGGTGCTTCGGGAGACCGCTGACGCGCTCCATACCGTGCGCACCAACCTGTGCGCGCTGCCGTGGTCGGACACCGATGCGCTTTTGACGGTGAACCGGCTTGCGCACGCGATCGAAGCCATGGCCGACGCTTCCGAAATCAAAGCTCAACTCGCCTACGAAAATTGGAGATTGGAACTTTTCAAGTCATGAACATCGTAAAGTCAAACGCAACCGCAACCGCAACCGCCTCGGCAGCGCGCCAATACGGCGACCTCGAACCTGGCGATTTTACGGAGGCGTGCACGCTCGCGGGCTATGTCGCCGAAACGCGCCTCAACGGCGTGCAGAGCCCGCACGACGCGCTGACGCGGATTCTTACGGGCCATGGTCTCGGCTTGGGTTCGATGGCTTCCATTCGCGCCATCCATGTCATCGAGGGCAAAGCCGTCATCGCGTCCGACGCGATGGTCGCCATCTGTCGACGAGCGCCAGATTTTGAGCGCTTCGAGTGCGAGTTCGCCTCTGACGAGAAAGTGACATGGGTTGCCAAGCGTCGAGGCGAAGCAGAGCAGCGCGTGACGTGGACGCTAGAAGATGCGAAGCGTGCTGGACTGTTGGGGCGCGGCACGTGGTCCAAATTCCCTCGCCAAATGCTCAATGCTCGCGCAAAGAGCGAGCTTGCGCGCCTTGTGTTCTCTGACATGCTCTTCGGCATTTTGGCGACCGAGGAAGTCGACCGCGACGCGTCCGCACAGCCCTCTGCGTCCGCTACCCATGCCCCGCCCGCACAGCTTACGACGGTCATCGACGGCTTGGCCGATACGCTTCTGGCCACGATTGCCGACGCTGCCCCTGGCGACAAAAACAAGATTGTCGCCGACATCAAGTTGGCCGTTGACGCAGGCCACGTCACCAAAGACCAAGCCGAAAAACTCCGCGCCGCCTACACCTTGAAATTTGCGCCCAAGAAGACCAAGGCCGCACCGCGCGAGGAAGCCCCCGCCGTGCAAGAGCCCGCGCTGGTTGTCGCCGAAGTGGTGACGGCTGCAAGTGACGACATCGATCGCGGGGATAACCCGGATGCCTACTGAGATTCGGCTCGGGAGCGCGTCTAGTCTTGGGCGTACGATGCGATGCGCGGCCAGCGCGGTGCTGCCCCACGCGTACACAACCCACGAAGCGGCCGAGACGGGAACGCACATTCATAGCTACCTGCATGACCGGATTGCCGGCGTGCCGCAAGACGAGGCTCTTGCCAAGTTGCCCGAAGCGCTAAAAAAGCGCTGCGAGGCCATCAACATTGCCGCGCTTACAGCGGGCCTCGGAAACATGCGCACGGAAGTGGCGTACGCGCTCAACCTCACCGATTCGACCGTGCGCGAGCTTGGGCAAAACATCGGCCGCGCCTACGTGACCTTTGAGAACGAGGTACCTGGAACGGTCGACATGGTTGCGTTCGACACGTTTCGCAATATCCCCGTGGTGAAGGATTTCAAGACGGGCTTTTTGCGCGTGACCGAATGCAAAAAGAACGCGCAGATGCTCTTTGCGGCCACCGTCGCCATGTATCAGGCCGAAGCCCAAAGCGTGCGCGCCGAGATTGTGTACATCGACGAGAGCGGCCGGGAATCGGTGGACGCTCACACGTTCGACGCGTTTGACATCGACGTTTACGTTGCCGAATTGCGGGCCACACACGAACGTGTCCGCAAGGCTCACGCACTTGTCGAGCAAGGCCGCATGCCCGATGTGACACTCGGCGACTGGTGCCAATACTGCCCCGCAACTCACGCTTGCCCGGCCAACGTCGCGCTCGTTCGTTCGGCGACCACGGACCTCGAAAACGTGGCCAGCCGTATCGCCGCCATGACGCCCGACGAAGGCGGAAAGGCGTATGTGCTCAACAAGCGGATTTCCAAGCTCGCCGACACAATCGACGAAAACCTTCGCAAGCTCGCCAAAATTACGCCGTTGCCAATCAGTGACACGTTGGAGCTGCGCGAGGGAGAGCCGCAAACAAGGGGGACCGTGGAAACCGCCAAACTTGTCGCGCTTGCAAAGGCCAAAGGTGCAACCGACGAAGAGATTGAATCGTGCAAAAAATTCACCACGTCGACGCAAGTGAGAGAGATGAAAAGGCGATGAACGAAGATTTGGCGACTGCCCTTTTGCAAACGCAGAAAGAGATTGCTCAGGCCATTCTGCGTGTCGAAAAAGTTGTTCACCGCGCGGCGCTGGAGTTTGAGTTTCGCTCGGATGCTTGCGGAATCGCGAGCGCGGAAACCTCGGATGATTTTGATGTGAAGTTTGAAATTGGCAAAACAAACTTCAAAGGCAAAAAGTTTTCCGAGACGGATGCGAAGTTTTTGCGCGGCTACCGTCAAGCTCTGATGAACATGTACGAAAAAGAGTTGCGCGAAAACGCGCAATGGAATGGCAAGCCGCAAGCGCCATTTACGCGCCGCAAAGCCGCCGTTGCTGCGCGGTTTATCGTGCGCTTTGAGCTTGGCGAGAAAGTAATTACGAGCCCGCCAAGGCCGATGTCTCCGCCCAAACCCGTCGCGCCAATGGTGCCTCCCGCGATGGTGAAGCCTAACGCGTTTGCTCCTCAAGCAACGTTTGAAGAGCATATTGACGATATGCCATTTTGACGTTCGTTTTCTGTCTTTCCTTCGAGGTGTTGCTTACCGTACAGTTCGGCATCGTGGCGCGAACGCGAGCTGTAACCCATCCGATCTACGCCGACCTTCCCGCGCACACGCGGCGAGGAAAAACCATTTCTCGACGCGATCTCCAGCGAGCAAGGATGTTGCCGGCGCCTTATCCCGACGTGGAAAGACCGGTAACGCGTGCGGATTGTGAATACGGCCCAAGGCCTTGCCCGTGGGTCTCGTGCCGTCATCACCTATATTTGGACGTAACACCGAGCGGTGGCCTGCATCTCAATCACTACGGGATAGACGTCGACGAGGTGCCGGCGACGTGTTCACTGGATCTAACAAGGCGCGAGGGTATGACCATCGACGAGGTTGGTGATGTGCTTGGCATTACACGAGAAAGGGCGCGGCAAATCGAGCACCAAGGCATTCGCAAGATTCGCCACTTGCCGTTGCTTCGTGACATTGCAAAAGCCGGCTAGTTGCGTTTGCGTTCGCGCTTGTCGACACGGATGCGAGCGGCAATCAAGGCCGCTTCAAGTTCCAAATAGCGTGGGTCGGTCGGCTCCCATCCGAGAGTGTCCAAAGCAGCAAACGCACGAACAAGGTCCAATCGGCTCATGCTTGCTAATCGGGCGATGGTGGCAAGTGTTGCTAGGTTCATGGCGACAAAATGAAAAAAACGGCCGGGCGTAAGCCCGACCGTCTTCCGATTTCGATTCGAACGCAGGAGCAGTCCGAGATGAACCCTACTGCATTTCGGTATTCGGCGCGTCTAAAACAGGATACCGACGCAGCCACTTCGTCACTTTTTCGAGTCGCCTTCGGCTCTCGCCGACGGCCCTATCGCAACGCCCAGAGACGTACGCGGCAAGGCGTTCGGAGGCTGGTGCCTTCCTACACTGCATGAGGCTCGCCCTAACGCGCTCTAAGGCCACCCGCGCCGCTTCTTGACGGTCGCTGCACACCGCCTTGCTTGCCCGTTGCAGCTGGAACAAGCTCACTGATTTGCCGCCGTCGCCGGTGACTTCGCAACGGTCGACGTCGCCCCGGAGCATGCTTTCGCTCACTGCTACGGATGCGAGGACGATGGCGGTTTTTGCTCGCCCGTCACGTCCCGAATAAAGCGGTTCCACGTTGGGGTCGCTTGCCACCATCGCGATGTCTTCGGCGATGCTGCCGTACCGTTCGATGGTCACCGATTCAGGCTCAACGTTTGCGTGATGCGATGGGGGTACGGCGGAAAGCAAAAAGGCAAGTACGTAATCGATCAAGTCCATAGGGTCTCCGTGCGTGGGCACGACGCGTGAACGCAGCGGTGACAAATCGAAGGTTTGAATTTCGATTTGCTCAGCTGAATGCACGCGGCACACTCACGCGCTAAGGCCCGTATCTAAGGCATGTTGGAGTCGAGGTCGAATCGCAATTTGGCGCGCGTAATCGGCCCGACGTGGCCATCATCTTCGAGCCCCCGCGCCCGCTGGTAGTCGCGCACGGCTGCTTTGGATTGTGTGCCCCATACCCCGTCAATCGGGCCGGGATCGAAGCCAAGCTTAAGCAGCGCACGTTGAATGGCGCGAATTGAGTCGAGACCATCGCTTGCGTTGCGAAGGTCGTCGGCAAAGTCAGGTAGATTGACGGCAAAGTGGGATTCGAGTCGTGGGCGGATACGGTCGTAACGGTCGGGCCAAATGGCAACTTTGGAATCGACGACAAATGTGCGAAGCATGTCGACGGCCCACGCTTCGCTCCACTTGGGCGCGGTCGACTTGCACGACACGACGCACTTGCTGGCGACCGCCGGCAGGTTGATGGCGTAGCTCAGGAACGCGGCTCGTACGGCGCCGTGGTAGCCATCGTTGCCTTCGCTGGTGCCGTCCCATAGCAGCCGGCGTGCTGGCTCAAGGGCAAACGATTGGATGCGCGAGGCGGTAAAGTCGACCTGCACACGCTGCGCTTCGGGGCTGGTGAACACGTTGGCAATCGAGGCGCACCAGCGCTTTGCGTAGGCCCGCTGTTCTGGCCCCCACGTGCCTCGGAGACCGGCGCCCCGAAGGAAAAGATGGCGCATCTGGTCGACGCCATCGAACCACGCATCGCCTCGGCGAAAGCGCCAAAAGCCGGTGGGTTTGCGAGCGAACGTGACGCCCGCTTCTTTCATGACGGCAGCGAGATGGGAGAGTGCTTGCGGAGCCTTATCAGCAACGTCCCCGAGCATGTTGGAAACGTTCTGATTTGTTAGCTCGGTAAACTGAATCACCCCGACGGAACAAATCGCGCGGTCGTACATGTTGACCGAATCGAGGTTACCCTCGGTCGCCGACACGATGTGCATCACGCGTTCGTTCCACGTGGCGGTCTTCGTGTCGACGTTGTACGGGCACTTGCCGTACACAACCGGCCCCTCCCATCTATCGTAGGAAGACCATAAGACGCTTTGCTCGGTGTGCACTACTTGTCCTTTGGCCCAAACTTGTCATCGGCGAGACGGTCCGCGTCTTTGCGAGCTTCGTCGAACGCGTCGACGTAATCGCGCACGGTTTGGGCTCCGAGGATGTCGACAAGCTCGGAAATCATAAACGCAGCACCGTCGCGAGATCGGTCAAGTATCCACCGCACAAGGGCCTGCACGGTCGCTGAATTAATCATGAGGGTACCCCCATTCAATTTCAACGCGCTCGCGACACGCTTCGTACTCGTCGCGGGTGTTATGCTGAACGCAGGCGAGCATCTCTTGCCTGAATTTCCATGCGCAATCGTAGGGCTTTCGTGGCGCGCACGACGACAAGAGAAAAGCTGCCCACGCCCCGACCGTAACGCCGACAATGACGACGAGAACGAATTGCACAAGCTCACGATCAATCTTTCGTTTCATCTTTGCTCATGCCCCACGCTGGAGGCGGCGGCGTTGGAATCATCGGCGTCTTAGGGTCGGGCGGCATGTGCAGGTTGCTACCGTCCATCCACGGCGGCGTTCGCATAAGGCCAACGACGTAAGCCGATGCGCCGACTACAAGGCTCGACAGCGGGGCGAGAAGCACGCTTGCGCTGGCCTTGCCCGTTTGAATGAGCCATGCAAGGAGCACGAGAACAAGCGTCGTGACGAAAAGAATCAAGACGACGATAGGCCACGTGAGTCTAAGCTCTTTCAAGGTCGGGTCTCCATGAGCTTCGTTGTCTTGAGTTCTTGAATGAGTGCAATCGCCGACGCCGTAATTGCCGGAATCAGCACCATCGACACGATCATCAGCACCGTCGATGTTTGCCCTCGATGATTGATGTTGCGTTGCAATGAGCCAATCGCCTCGGCCTGTTTGCGAAGCGAATCGTGGTGAGCATCAAATCGCTTGGCGTGAGCCTTTGAGGCTTCAACGCGAGCCCGTTCCGTGCGGTCGATGTGATTGATGAGGCCAGTGCCCATCGACTGCACTTCGGTCACCGAATCCTCTGCTTTTCGCATGGCGCCGTGCGCAGTCTCTTGCACATGCCCGATGCGCTCTTCGAGGGCTGCGTAGCGAGACCGAAGCGTTGCGACCTCGGTGCCAATGGTTCGCACGGTAGCTTCGAGCGGCACCATCCTTCGTTCCATGTCGCGGCCAAGTTGCTGAATGAGCAATTCGAGGCGAACGAAGCCTTTGGTCACATCGTCTTGCTCGGCCATAGCTCGCCTTTCGTGCAGAGCGGCCTAGCGTGGCGTCACGTCACCAGTCGGCAGGCAGCTCGGTGGGGGCGGAAACAAATGCAAAGGTTGCGTCATTTCGAAGTTCGTCAATGATGGGCTCCGTTGTGCCGTCGGCAACGTAGGCGGCCACGTCGTCGTGTTTGGTGCTTGGCATGACTTCCGCGTACCCGAGGGTGACGCCAAACACTGTCGACGGGTCTTGGCCAGGCTCGGGCAAGATGTACTCACCCGTATCGACGCGCATTCCGAACTTGGGATACCCGAGACGTTTATGGATTTCGTCGGCGAGCATCTCGATGGTCTCGCGCGCGCCGGTAACGAATAGGCTCATGTGATGGTGATTCCGTAGCGTCGACCGAGGTAACGCATAACGTGGGCGTTTTCGGTGTCGGTGACTTGCGAGCGCGATAGCAAGATGTGAGCAATCGGGCCGTTCCAACTTCCTACGGCATCGGTCAAGCGCGACACTCCGACTTGCGTGTTGGTTGGCTCAACACCGGCTGCCGTGTTGCTTGCCAGGTAGCTTGTCGCGGTAAGTCCGCCGCCAAACGTGCTCAGTGCAACGCTGGTGTATGAGTTTGCGGCGTTGGCATAAATGCGGCTGGTGTTGCCCGCGAAAAGCATTCCGACGACGGTTGGTGTGGCCCACGAGGCATTGACGGTTGGCCATGGAGTCGCCGCCGCCTTGCTGTATATCTTGGCCGAACCGCTTGCCGTCGTTACCCCGAAACCGTGCGAATAAGACGCGTTGAGGCCCGATAACGCTGAGAACGTTGTTCCGGCGACCGCACTGTTGACAGTGTTCTTTGCCGCCATCCAATGATGACAGGGAGCCTTTATCGGATTGCCTGTATCGTTCCACACACCCGAGGCCATCCAATCGTAGGTGTTCGTTCCGTCCCGGTCGAATTGGATGATGGACCGACCGTTGAACTCGGAGCTGCTGGACACCAGCGACGGCTGTCGATTGGTCAAAGCCTGTGCCAAGTGCCGATTCGTGTCAGTGTTGCCCTCGGTGTTCTGCCAACCACTAACCCGCGTCGTGCCACTAACGACAACGATGCCCCTATCGGCACGATACTCGGCACCAAGCCATGACGGATTGGACACGCTGAATGTCTTAGTGGCGGAGTAGGCACCCTCGGCAAACACCTGCACTGTTACCGTGCCCGTTTCGTCGATGGCTTGCTCCGGCACGTAACAAAGTGCGCTCGTTTCGCCGGCAACGTCAGCCGGTCCAGTCAACACCGTACCGTCGGGCAGGATGTAGCGGGCGCTGATGGGCGCGGTGAGAATGATGTCAGTCCCAATAGTGACAGTGTTGGATGCCCCAGAAAAGCGTGTCACCGCCGCTGGAGAGATGCTTGTTGCGCTTACGCCAACGTCAAAAGCGACCGCGTTGCTTGTGCCACCAATGGGATTCGTGCGGCGCACGTTCGGGGTCACAACGGTAATTTGCCGCTGCCCGTAGCTTGACGTTTTCGTGCTCGGAATTGTCGTTTGTAGCGTGTTGCTCGTGACGAACGTTGTAACTAGCTCGTCGCCATCGACATAGATTTTTGACGTTGGGAAAAAATCGGTTCCCGTGATTTCCAGCGCCACGCTACCGCTACCCTTGATCGTCACCGTCGGCGAGATGGCCGTAATGGTTGGAACGATGCGGGTGATGGCGGAATCAATGACGACGTTGGAAAGCGTCTCGCCGGCGTAGGGGCCTGACGGTGGCGTAGAGCTTGGTGTTTCCGTCGACGTCCACGTGACGTAATCGCTCGATGCTGCGCGGTAGCCGCGCATCTTGTAGACTTTGCGCTTCATACCGCTTCAATCCACGCCGCCTTGAGCGTGGCAACCGCCGACCCGTCCGCGCTGGCGTCGGTCGTCAGGCAAATCTGAACTTCAAGCACGGTCTCCGACGCTAGGGCGTTCAGCGTTGCGTGAACGCCGTACGTCGTGGGCGATGTGGCGCTGGTCGACGTAGTTGTTTGCTCGGTGCCAACGATGGTGCTTGCCGTCTTATTGAAAAGGCGAACCTTCGCAGCATTGCTCGCGTTGCTTGTTTCGAGCAAGTAGCGAAGGGATATGTTTTGCGCGCCGCGTACGTCGAGAAGTGTCCTATCGAACGCTATGGACCCAACCACCGCATAGGTCGCTGTGTCGTTCGTTGCGGTGCTTCCAAGGATGTTCATTCGCTTCGAAAGCGGATACGCAAACGCTGGCGTGCCAGACGCGTTGACGCGTAGCACTTTGCCTTCGTCCGCTGCGACCGACGATGGAACCTCTGAGATAGGGCGCCAAGCGACAGATAGGGTTCCGCTCTCATTCTTGACGTAAAGAAACGTGCCGTCTGCACCTTGCGGAGTAAGCGCAGCCGCTCCGGTGCTGTCGACCATAAATAGCTTTCGCGCGTCGCCACTCGCGATGGCTGGCAGCGCGTAGCTTGGCAGGTAGCCGTCTTTCCACTCTGCTGAGGAGCCGTACCCGAGGAACTTGCCAGACGCACCACCCGACGGCAACGCGTTGAGGGTTTGCCACGATGGCTCCCCGCTTGCGACGGTCAGCACCTTGCCGTTGTCGCCAGTTCCAGTCGTCGCCACGACGACCTTTTGCCATGTCAACGGGGAAACCGCCGTAAGCCGATACACGCACCCGTCTGAGAGCACATGCACAAGCATGCCTTGCAGCAACCTGTAGCTTGCGATGGCGTCGCGAGCCGTTATGTCGGCTACAACGTGGATTCCGCCTTGCAAACGGTTGGCGTAACCGTCGGGAAACTCGCCCGCTGCGATTGGCGTAAACGTCAGACCCTTGTTGGCCATTAGGTAACCTGAACCTTGAAGGTGCCACTGAGCTTTTCAACGCTTCGCCAAACGGCATACGTGCGCGTCACACCGTTGCGTGTAATGCTCACGGTTGCTCCCGCCGTTGTATCGAATGCAAATGTAGTGTTTAGATCGATAAACGTTGGTGCTGCACTCGTGTACGGCGAAGCGTTTGGCCAAATGAAGTACACGTATTGACTCGACGCCGTAATGGTTTGCGTTTGCGTTTTCGTCGCAGAAAGCGCCTCGCTAAATCCTGACTGTAAGGCGTTGTTGTTGTACACGTCCGTTCCGACAACGGATGAAGCGGTCGACGTGCCCGAATACACGTGACTTGTGAACGTTACAGTCAACGTTCTTGTTGCCGTCACGCCGGTATCGGTATCGGTCGCCGATAGCGTGAACGTGACAACGGGATCGCTGCCGCTATCGGTCCCGAGCCTCTTCAGCGTGCCCGTCGTGGATGCCGAGGCGAATGGGGTGGCGAAGGAGACCGTGAGGTCCGTGTCGCTGCCGTTCGTCGAGCCCGTGTCCGTCTTGGTGATGGTTGCGGTCTCGGGAGCACCGTTGCTGTACGTTGCTGCGAACGTGGTGCCGGTGAAGGCCGTACCTCGCGCGACCGTAGCGGTGAGATTTGAGGTGAACGTGGCAATCCCGAAATCGGGAGCGAGGTCGCTTGACCGTAGCTTTCGAACCGTAAACGTTCCCGCAGGGTCTTCGACGATGACGGCACCGCGTACGTTGATGGGCGTGGCGACGCTGGCCATCGAAAGGCCACTGATGTCATTTGCCGTAAGCTGACGAAATGCCGCGCCACCCGACCCGTTGGTGACAAGCGCTTTGTTTGTCGCCGTCTCGCCGGTCGTACTGATGTCGTCCTTGGTGACTTTGCGAGCAACCGCTTTGCCGGTCCCGTCGGTTCCAAGCACGGTGTTGTTGCCTGTCTGCTTGATGTCGCCAGGGGCAAGCGAGCGAAACTGAACACCGCCCGATGTGCCGCCGCCATCTCCTTCGACAAGGGCCGCGCCAGTAACCTCGGCGTAAGCAGGCAACGAAGCGCCACCGCCACCGCTACCCGCGCCTCCTCGGATGATTTGGTTGAGGACGCCCGTCCAGCCGTGCTCTGCGTTGTGCTCGTAGGTCTCGTTCGTGGCGAGAACCACGTAACCGTCGCCCGTTGGAACGGCCACTTTGAACGTCGAACGAAGCGACGGATCGGGCCTTCCAAAGCGGTCGACGCCACGGTTGACCACGCTTTCAAAAATTAGCGACTTGCCCGCCAAAGGCGCCGTGAACGTCGCCGTCTTTGCCGCCGCGTTGACGACAAGGTCGGCGTTGATGTTGGCGACGTTTGCGGTCTCGTCACCCGAGATGCAGGCGATGGACCAAACGTCGACGCCGGTTGGGTCGGCGAGCGCGATGGTTACTTCGGCCGAAACGGCTACCTGCGCGACCGGCGGCGTAGTTTGAGGTGCGCCGTTTCCGCTGCGCACTGTGCATGCTGGTGATGGCATTTATTTCACGTAGTAAATGGTAAGTTTGCCGCTGCCGCCGTAGCCGCCAAAAGCCGCCAAGGTGTTGCACGCGCCAGAAGTTCCCCCGCCACCGGCTCCGCTATTGGTGGAGCCGTGTTGGCCGTAGGACGAGGGCCACGAGCCAAAAAGGTCGCCAGCAAGCGAATCGCCTCCGTTGCCTCCGTTGCCACCAGGGCCAGCGCCGCCGCCGCCGCCAGCAGCGCCCGAGTTGCCGGACGCAACACCGTCAATCCATCGCTTACCAGGAAGGCCAGCGGTGTAGCGACCATCGGGAGAGTCAACACCGTATCGAGCGTGCACCTCATACGGCGTAGTGGTCACCAGTTCGGTGTACACGCCTCCCGTGCCACCGGCAGAAGGTACGCTAAAAAATGACGCGTCTCGATTGGCGATTGAAAGGGTTGACGACTGATAACTATTCCAAAACTCGTAAGGAACGCCAGGGGTCGGAACCGGGCTCGGCGTACCCTGTGCCCTGTCCTGCTGCACTTGCAGCGCCGTGCGCCCGGACGCTCCACCACGGCCACCCTTGAAGGAAGCTAGGACAGTTGTTCCCTGTTTGAGCAATGTGTCGCCGCCGTTGCTTGCGGGGGCGCTCTGCCCAATCGTCACATCATAGCTTTGCATCGCTGTGACAGACACGCTTTGCCAACGAGCAAGCGATCCGCCACCGCCGCTACCTCCACCACCTACGGCGCGCTGACCGACCGTACCGGAACCGGTGTTTCCGTCACCACCGTTTCCACCACCGCCACCGCCACCATAACCGTACAAAAGTAGCTGCGTGACGCCTCTCGGAACGACAAACGTTTGATTGTTGAGAATCTCCTCTTTGCGCAATCGCGAGCCTTGCGCCGACTGGTAAAGCCGCCACGCGCCCGCTGCAAAGATGAACGACGCCCACGGACCATCGGCCCTTTGGCCGTTGCCAATCTCGTACGTCGCGCCCGATGCTGTAACCGTCACCGTCCAAACAAATTCAGGGTCGGCAAATACGGACACAACCTCGCCCGTCACGACGTTCGATGTGGAAAGTGTGAGCGTTCGGTTTACCGTTACCGCCGTCCCTATCTCGACGATGGTGTTGCCATTTCCGACCGTGAGCGTCGTGTCAGCATTTGGCATCGCAAAGACTGACTGCGCAAACCTGCCGCCGCCCGCAAGCACGATGCGACCGCTAAGCGTGTCGCCAGCAGGCGTTTTATCGAGCGCCTTGGTGAGCGCCGTATCGATGGCGTTGGCTTCGTCGTGTGTGAACGTGTCGAGCTGATTCCAGCCCGCTTGCTTGGTTCGGTTGATGGTCATCTTATGCCAACTTCAAGCGGTCAAGGTTTTGAGACACATCAAGTCGGAATATGTCGCCGCGTACGACTTCAAACGTCACCCACGCAGGCAAAACGGAATCGAGAAAGCCGTAAACGCTCGATGTGATGTCCGAGTATTCTGCGGCTTTCATCCAATCCGGCGGCGTTGTGACGACTTGCACGTGGGCGACCGACGACGTCCAGCCGTCGACAAGCGCCTTGCACGAGTAATGGGTATTGAGTGCATAACTGCCAACTGGACACGTAAGTGTGAGGCCGGTTTGCCCAATGGTGACGACGTCTTTGGTTTTGAAAACCTGCCGCTCTATTTGATCGCCGACGGTCCACGTTACGGTCAACTCGGCTTGCGAGCGGTCACCGGCTTGCGTGACCACCATATCAAGCACAACGTCTTGCATCACAAGCCCCGCGACAGTGGGAATGGGAGCGCCAATAACGTCGCAATCAACCCGCCACGTGCCGGGGTCGTTACGCGCGACGAATGGGTCATTCCATTCCTGCGTTTCGATGACGAACGGAATCGGCGACAGGAGCGGCGTTAGCTTGTCGATGATGGCTTGCCTCGTGGGCACGAAACACGTCAGCCGCCGGCGTTCAACAAGTCGCTTGTGACGCTCGCCAAGCGTTGCGTTCGGTTGCGGGACGATGCCAAAAATGGCTTCCCACCTTGCAAGGAGTGGCGTCGAGCGTAGGTCGTAGCTTTTTGAAAGCTGCGCGTTGGTGTGCCACACGCTTGCGATAGCGCGGGCGATAGCGTGGTTTTCGACCCACACGTTTGTGCCTTCCGCCGCAACAAAAGCCGTTCCCCGCGACTGGCCAACGGCCTGCGTAAGCCCTTTGACGATTGACGGCCCAGAGCCTCCGAGCTTTGCCGGGAACGGTGCGTAACCGCCAAAGGTTGGCATTAGCGCGCCCGCACCACGAAGGTCTCGCCCGTTGCGTCGACGGCGGCCCCCGCCATGTCAAACACATAGACGGCAATCACGTTTCCCGTCGCCGCCGCCTGGACGTGCCTAGCTTGCGAACCCGTGGCGGTGCCTAGCGCTGACTTCAAGTTGACCGTGTGCGAGCCTTGCAGCTCGTCTTGCACCGATAGCGGCACGGTGATGGTAAACGTGCCCGTGGCCGTCTTTACGATGCTCGGCACCGTCGTCGTTGTCTTTTTCCAAACCGCTTCAAAGCTCGTGACCAACGGCGTAGCGCCCGCCGTGAACACCACCTCAACGCGGTCGACCATGCGCGAACCCATGGCCACATCGCACGCCAAACGGTTGAACTCGTTGGCGTCGAGGTCCGTTTCGGGGTCGACGGGGGCAATCTCGTAATTGCGCTTGGGTGCCCCGTAGTTGGTTATGTTGGATGCATCAGGCAACGGCATCAGACGGCCTCATAAAGCGCGATGTGGCGCGGAATGTATATCTTTGGCGCTGCACTAAGGCTCGCCGGCACATCGGGCGCCGTGGCTTGCGTGCGAAAAAGAAAGGCCGCGTCTTGCACCTCGTCGCTACTCACAACGACGGCGCGAAGCATCGCCGCATCCACGCGGTACGGCCACGACTGCGCAGGCGGTGGATGCCGGAACCCGCGACCGTAAAGGGGTGAATCCGACGCCAACTTTTCACCAGGGCCAAGCGCCGCGAAGGCTTGAATGATGGCGTCGAAATAGGTTTCGATGTTTGTGGCGTTCGGCGAAATCAAACAACCAACGGTGATGCCAGGAAGCGGCTTGTCGAGGGTGATGCTGATGTTTGGGAGGTAACCAACAACCTCCGCCGTCATCACGGTGGCCGTGTACACCTGCCAAGTGTACGGCGATAACCAAGCAATCTGCGTGACGCCAGCGATGGGCATGCTTGGCGCTTGCACGGTGTAATAGGTAACGCTCGCGTTGGTCGTAACGTTCAACACGGACGATTTGAAATCCGACGCTCCGTTGATGTTCTTCGGCCACGTCGCGCCATCCGTCCACCCGCCACCAGGCCCCGGCGGCCTAGCCTTCGGTGATGAAGGGATGGCGATGGCCATCGACACGTCGAAAGGCACCTCGTCAACCGACGTGACAATCGTGGACACGCCCTCGGGGTAGAGCCCGTCGATGTAAGGTTTGACTGAGTTGGCAACAACGGCGTCGGTGACCTTTCGCCCTTTGCTTGTGTCGCTCGGGTAGCCTACGACCGCCACCGCAAGCGAGCCGGAGCCGGCGACGCCAGGGTAAACGAATGCTTTTTGAACAATAGCGTCCGCTTGCTCGGCGAGCAGCGCAACGTGCGCCGCATTGCCGGCAGCCGGAGGGTTGCGTAACCAATCGAAAATGCGTTGGCGAAGCGTCTCGTCATCCTCAGCTTCGGATCCGCCCGTAATTCCACCAGTCGCAACGGTAGCCTTTGAGTCGCTGAACGGCGGAGGCTGCACCCAACGGAAAACATCGCCCGCCGGGTGATTGGTCGCAGCTCCCGTGTCGAGGGCCTCGATGGGTATCGTGTCGCCGCTTGCGTAGACGCCGCCAGTCAACACGCGAAAGCGAAAGCCAGCCTGGTCGACAAGCTCCGCGCCTACCGTCACCGTCGTCTTTGCGGTCGAGGTCAGGATAACGCTACCAGCGCCACCAACCGCTCCGCGCCGTTCAGGCATGCCGATGTTGTTGGCAATCCCGTCAAGCTCGTCGCCCGTCGCCGTGTCGGGCATGACCTCGTCGGCTTTGACCTGGGCATTGGCCATCGCGACCTCAATCTGGTCGCCGATGGCTTGCGCCAAAATGTACGTGTCGGTTCCTTGGCTGACGTTAGGGCTTTTGACTCCAATGCCGACAAGGCCGGCGCGGTACGTCCGAAGAAAATCGTCGCGAATATCCGACGATGATTTGACGGTAAAGTCAGCCATTAGATTTGGGTTGTCTGTTCAACTTCGGTTGTGAGGTCACGCCAACGAACTTGGGTGAAGATGGGTCGCACGGACGTGTTGACGGTGATGTCGACGACCTCGATGGTCTTTTCCTTCACCATCGCCGCGAGGGCTTGAAGGATGGTGGCCTTACGCCTGGAAACGAAGTTGTTGCCGATAACGCCGCCGGGCGTGTCGATGCCAAGCGTGTAGACGCTTGCGCTTCCTACCGTCGTCGTAAGGGCCAGTTGCACGCGTTGTGCAACGGCCGAAACTCCAACGTAGCGCCCGCGCTCGTCAATCACGTATTGGCCCGTCACGGGGTCGACAAGGCGTGTCGATTGCTGAACACCGTTCGCGTCCACAAGCGAAGTCCCTGCGTTGGATGGTGCCGCATCGGGAACACCAAGCCCCGCCGGCGCTTTGCCAACGGGCGACTTGCCGACGCCAATCACGTGAGTCCACCCGTCCCTGTGCCGGTGACCGGAGCGGGTCCGGTGCCCGTTGCCGCCGTGCCTGTGACGTCAACCGTGACCGTCGCTTGCAAAAGGTAGTTGTGAATCGCCTGAGCCATGCGAGCCATGGCTTCACGGCCTGCCGTGTCCGTTGCTTGCACGCCCGTCGCTGAAATGAGCGCGGAGGCTAACGTTTGCGGATTGAGGGCCATTACAGGGGGCAGATTGGTTCGGGGAGCGTGAGCGACGGAAGTGACGGAAGCGTTGGCAGTGACGGCAACAACGGAAGGCCAGGCATCGCAATCGACGGCAACGAAAGCGCCGGGTCGAACTGCGGCAACATGATGGGTATTCCGAACGAGAGAGATGGCAGTGACGGAAGCGACGGCAACAACGGAAGGCCAGGCATCGGCAACGTTGGCAAGGACAACGTTGGGTCAAATGCAGGCAGCGTGATGGGTATGCCGAAAGCTAAGGAAGGCAAGCTAGGCAAGCTCGGCAAAGTCGGTAGTCCGGGAATGCCTATCGTGGGGAATCCGCAACTCATTCGATTTTGACTTTGACCGACGGCGCCGCCGCAACGCCCGTTGGGCCACGCACGGCCGTCAACACGGCGGCGTTGCCAATCATGACGCCAGAACCGTCGAGAAGCGTTGTGCCCGACCCGACAAGCGCAATGTCCCCGCTTGCACGAAGAGTCAGAGCTGCGTTTCCTGCCGTGATGGTCACACCATCCTCGTCGGCGATGATTCCGAAACCTTTGCCGTTGATGGCCACAAGCCTGTTCGCGTTCGGGTCGAGGCTGACGGTCATCCCATCGCCCGAGCCTGAGTTACCGGCGCGCGTGTAGAGATGAATTGAGCCGTCTTTTTTCAAGAAAACGCGCCCCTGCGAATTGCCGTTTTCGCCCGGCGCATACATGCACGTTTCGCCGTAATCGAGGCTGGCGTAGAGCCCGTGACAGCGCACGTCACGGCTTCCAATCACGCAATCGCGGTCGCTCGCCCGCAAAATAACAGCCTGCGGACCGCCCTTATCGCGCTCGGGTTTCGATGGCCGTGAAGCAAATCCGATGTGCTGCACCCACTCGGCTTCAACGCTTTCGGTGACGTCGCCCTCCTCATCGCCAAGGATGGCGAGGATGGTGTTGGTGGCGGCGTCGCGAACCGTATTTAGGATTCCAATTCCGCGATCCCAAACCGGTTTGAAAGCTAGAAAATCCATTAGAGGCGAAGCGTGTTCGGTCGGATGAGCGTGAGCGTCGTGGTCGTGCCGCCGCTGCGTGATTTGTGATACTCGATGCTTTTGACCCACATGGTTTCATGCAGGTTTGCCACGTCGTCGTCGACTTCGACCGTGGTATCAACGGCCCACGAGCGCCCGTCTTGCGTGTGCCCGGCTACAACGTAAACGCATTGAAGCGCTTGCATTTGCCGTGACGCCATCTCGCGTTTCGTGAAGTTGATGAGCTGTTTTAGATTGTTGGACTCTTGGTCCATGATGAACATGGGCCTCGCTCGCGGGTATGGGTTGCGAGCACTCGGAGCGCTACCGTCTTCAAAATCAGCTTCTGTGATTTGATACGCCTTTGGAAAACGCTTCAAAACCTCTTTGACGCCAGGCACCGGTTCACCGTCGAGACCTAGCCCCACAAGTTCGTTGACCATGGCGCAACGGATGGTTGCTCGCGGAAAGTCCCCGCCGCCTCCGCGACCGCCCGCAATGATTACGCTCGGCTGTTCGGTGCGCGCATGTTTGACCGAGCCGCTAATGATGTTGTTTTCCGAGCCGCGACCGGGGCCGCGACGACGAATCAACCTGTAAATCGGCTGTTGTGAAAAGAACGGTTTGCCAATAACAACGCCCGTTCCGTCGGCTTTTGCCCAGATGTGCAAACCCTCCCGCTTTGCGATACGGGAAAGAAACTCGTACGCGCCTTCGTGGGGATACGGTTTTGTTTGATGTTGTTGAGCGCTGCTGAGTGAGCCACCTTTGGGCTTTTCAAGAACGACTGTGCCAATGTACGGCTTGTTTTTTACTGCATCAAACATCACCGCTTTGTATTGGACGTATTGCTTCGGCTGCTTAGGGCCTTGCAACACGGTGGTCTTGTTCTCTACTTTGCCCGTTTGCGCATTCCAGGCTTTTGCGGTGTGAGTAATAGTCTCTTTCTGCTTTCCCTTCTTGTAATTCTTCTTTTCCCCAAACTTGTTTGCGGAGCGAATCGACCTTTCCGCATCGTTGTCGGAGGAAATCACCGTCAAACCAAACGGTGTGAGCACCTTGGTTGCCACGTCAATCAAGGATTGCTCGGGCGTAAAGTTCATGTACGGGTCGATGCTTGAATCAATCACATCGCCAAGCACATCGCGCCCCGATATGCGAAACAAGGTTCCGCTGCCTCGGTCTGCGCCAGCGGCCACTTCGTCAATGTGGCCCGTGCATACCGTCCGGTCATCAAGCAGGATTCGCACCTTCATTCCCGGTGCGAGCCTTCGCGAAACATCATCCGGGAAGTCGGGGTCTCCAACCTCAAACACAAAGTTGTCGGCAGGCGTCAAAAAGTCAGAAAAAAACGTGTAATTGTTCCATCGATCCACGTTGACGTTCAAGTCTTCGATGTGAATCGTGCATTCCTCGGAATCAGCGGGCATGATTTACTTGCACACTAGAGGTCGCCAACAATCGGCGACATGCCGCCGGTATTGATTGCCACGGCCACCGGGTTCACATCACGCTTGTAATAACGGATGAACGTGCCCTTCTCGACAAAGAAGACGGACGTGATGCGGGGGTTTAGTTCCAATAACCAACGCACCTCGGTTTTGAGATCGGAAGCAAGGTTGGCCACCGTTGTCTGCGCTGGAACAATGTAGATAGACACATCTTTGGTGACGCCGGCGCCAAGGAGTTTGAGCCTGTAGAGCGCGTCTCGCAAACGGTTGACGGGCTCTTTTACGGTCCAAAGTTGCGGATCCATGAGTGAGGACGTCGACTCGTGAATCACGTTGAGCCGGTAGGTCAGCCGGTCAATCATGGCCACGTTCTGCTGTATGAACAGGCGCGACTGGTCCATCACCGCCGCAATCTTTGTCATTGCTTCAAAGATGCTGATTCGATCGTCAGGGTCGACCTTCTTGAGCGCTGGCGTGATGGCAGGATCGTTTAGTGTGGAGGCCGCTTCAAGTGCCGCATTGAGTGGGGACGGCATCGCAAACGCTGCGCGAGCGGCGATGTCATCTTGAGGCGCTTCGATCCATTCGGCAGAGACGTCTTCGCCTGAGCGCGCGTCGGCCCGCAGGTTGGATGTGCAGCTTACAGGCTTGACGATGATGTCGCCAAACGACGGGCAGCTCAGAACGCCAGCGGTGCGGTCCGCCATCGACGACAGAAACGCGCGATGATGAGCTGGGTAAAGCTCGGGCCAGTTTTCCGTGACGTTCGTTGCAATCCCTCTGTAAAACGGGATGCTTGCCGAAAACGTCATCGGGTTTCGGCCCGTTGATTCTACCCGAGCGCCGTCTTGGTCGGGCCGTTTGTGTTGCGCAATGTCGTGCGAGATTTGGATACGAAAATCCGTGACCGGAAACGACACGTCACGGAACTTCGCTTCTAAAAGCGCAACTCGGAAAAATTCGGCCATCGGTTACCTGGACGAGTTCCAGCCGCTCCGAAGCGGTCCAATCATGGGGTAGTTTGACGGAATGACAGTCGGCGTAAATCGCATACCAAGCGGTACACCACTGTCTTCAGGGTTGCCATTTTTGTCAGAGATAGCAATCAATACATTTGAAAGCTCTTCGATTGATAATTGAAGACTTTTTATCGCTACCTCTTGCGGCGTTCCGGCCGCTTTGACAACACCATTGTATTCGCTGAGGTCACCGAAATCCTTGAGAAAGTAGTACGCTTTTGCAATGGCGCTCCCTTGGTTCTCCTTGACCTCAGACTGTTGATCGATCAGACCAAACATTCTTTGAATTTCGCCCTTAATCTTGTTTCTTAGCTCGATCGCCTCTGGGCTTTTTGGATCTTTTATTTGGCTTGCTTCGCGCCGCAATTCGCGAACAGACCCAAAACCAACATCCGCCACTCTTCCTGACTTTTCTTCGTCATCCAATAAGTCCATGTTGGCTTTTAGAGCCAATGCTCCAGCCGCAGCTCCAACCGCAAGCAGAGCACCAACTGTGACGGTGGCCGCAGTACCAAACGCCGCCACACTTGCCGCCGCACCTGTCGCCGCCGCCGCGACCGCTTCCTGACCCGCAACGGCCGCACCTGTCGCCGCCGCCGTTGCAGCAAATTGCTTGGCCACATGAGCCGCTACCCATTCGGCGGTCTTTTTTGCCATGAACGCGGACACCGCGACACCCGCCACGTCGTAAGCGATATTCCCGCCCACAAACCCGGCAGCCGCCGTCTTGGGGTTTTCGATGATAAACGAGGCAACCTTTGCCAACAACTCGACCAGTTTTACAATGTCAGGAATGGCTTCCTTTAGCTTTGGAAGCAACCGGTCCAGCACAGGCATGATTTCGTTCGCGAGCTTTTCGCGAAGCTCGTTCATCACCATTGCCATACGGTTTGTGGCGTCTTGTATCTTGCGGGCAGCATCAGCCTGTATTTCAGCGGCCGTCATGGTGTCGTCCGCAAAGTAGCTTATCTCGTCCTCCAAAACCTTAAGAGGGTTTTTGCCTTGTTCCAGCGCATCATTGTACATGGCCTCAAGGCCTTCGAGAGCCCTAAATCCCCTTATGTTTTTGATCAACTGACGCGTCTGTACTTCGGCACCACCCGATTTTTGTATAAGCTCAATCGCAAGCTGTGAGATTGGGCGAAGCTTGTTGCTGTTTGGTTCATACGGATTGATTCCAGCTTTGATTAGAGCAGCGGAGTTTTGAACAATCGACTCCCCTATTCTCGGCAGAGCAATCATGATTTCCGCCGGTGTTGTCGATGACGATTTGTTTGCAGCAATTTCTGCAAGTGCCAAAAGCTCGCGTAGCGCCTTGTCTTTGTCCGCGTATTTCAGTGAAGGACCAACAAGGCGTCCTCCGTATTGCGCAAATTGGGTTATATCTATGGACCCTTTGCGACCTACGCCGGCGGCTTTGGCAATAACTTCTTGAAGGGCGGGAAAGTTACTTTCCAGCGATGGTTCCGCAACCAGACGTGCGGCCATTTCGGAAATGGCACCAATCGGCACCTGCGTGGCCAATGACACTTGGCCCATGTAGCGCAGAAGACCCTGGTGCTTCTCCGCCTTTCGGACGCCGGCAATGTCAATAAAGTGCCTGTAACCCTTCAATAGCTCAAGAGGGTCTAAACCTGTCTCTGTGCCGATTTCCGCAGCTTTTTTGCGCAGCTCTTTTCCTTTGATTTGACCTTTTGTAACAAGTTCAATTCCCGTAGCCTCGCTCTCCTGCGAGGCGTACCGCTCAACGCTATCCGCGACAGAGAACCCGCCAAGCACGCCGGTTACAAGGCCACCCACGCGGGCGATGGTGCCGATGCTGTTTTGAACGCTGCTTTTGACTGCGCTCGTGTAGCTTTGCACCTTGGCAAGCAGCTTGGATTCCGCCACGCGGCGCGCTTGCTCGGTTTGCCGGTGAATGCGCGCTTGGTGACGATCTTCGGCCGCTAGGCGCTGTTCCCAATAGCGTTCGTAACGGCGCCTTTCTGTATCTTGCGACTTGTTGCGAAGCGCCTCTTGTTTGAGGTACGCGTCTGCCTCGCTTTGCGCCGTTCTTTTTTGAATATCCTCAAGGCGCTTTTGCCCGTTTTTGGCAATCTCTTGCTGTCGCTTTGCTTTCTTTTCCTCTAACTCGCGCTCTTTCTTCTCTTTATCTTCACGGTCGAAAATGGGCTGAAAAAGTTTCTTGTATTCGCGCTCACGCCTTGCTTCTTCACGCTGTTCCTCCAGCGATTTAGCGGCGCCCGTTTGCAGGAAGTCATGAGGGAGCTGGCGGTTTGCGCGATCTACCTTGAGTTTGTCAGCGGCAAGCCGAGCTTTTGCAAACAAGTCTCGGCGATCTTTCTCGTCAAGCTGCCGCGAAATCGCGCTGGCTCTGGCGGCGTTGTCGCGATCTCTTTGCGCCTGTTCGCGCAACTGCTTTTTTGCGTCCGCCTTTTGCTGTTTACGCTTGGCATCCGCCTTTTCGCGCTCCTCGTTTTCGAGGTATTTCCTGGCTCCCTCTTCGAGCTTTTGTTCGTTTGCTAGGTAATCGTCGCGGAGCTTTGTAACTCTCTTGCTACCCTGAACGTAATCCCTTGCCTTCGCCTGGTAGTTTTTGAACTCCTCGGGCAAGTAGACAAGCTGGTTTTGAGCCTTGAGGCTTTTGCGGACCGAGTTGCGCTCACCCGGCTTCAACGCCTGCCAGTCGCGCATGGCCGCAATCTCTTGCAAATCAAAGGGCGCACTGATGACACTCAGAGCTCTAGGGTCACCACCAAACCTTTTTTGAAGGTTTGCATTTCCCGCGATAGCCCGCGCGAGCGACGCCTGCTGTTGTTCCGGGCTTAGCGCACGAAACTGGTGCATCGCGATAAGGCGGCTCATCCGAACGCTTCCGCGCTGAACGGCCTTTACGCGGTTTTCTTGCTCGGCTTGCGTGGTCGCCGTCTTTTGTTTTTCGGCGTTGGCGTGAGCGGCAACCTCGTCGCTTACAACTTTCTTCTTCTTTTTGCCGCTTGCTTCGGCAACATTGTCACGCTTGGTCTGTTCGGATTGCGTGACTTGGGTAAGGTCTTTTTGGGCCTTTTCTTGCGTTTCGGCAGACTTCTTGTGGACGTTGGCGACGGCCGCCGCTTTTTTCATCTCATCGGCTGCTTGCCGATTGATAGCGGCCTCCACGTCCCTTTGCGCTTGAATGACGCTACGGAACGCTTCAAGGACGTTCTTTATGCCGCCGACTTGAAAGTCGACGCGAATGGGAGAGGCCACTTGGAAGTTTCTCTAATCGCGCTTTTTAGGAGTCGTCTTCCGCAATCTCAGCTTCCATCTTTTCGATTTCGGCGGCAAGCAATCCATCCGAGAATTTGCCCGTCAAGTAAGGATGCAGTTGCTTGGCCATAGAAAGCACTAGGGTTGTCAACGCTCCCCAGGAGAGCAGCTCTAAAGGGGCGGAGGTGCCCCCCTCCGCGAGCACCTTGATCCACGCTTCCACTTCATCATCACTCATCCGGGAGACGATGGGACCAAGCTCCCGCTGCACCGTGAGGTAAGCGTTGAACAAGACGCCAACCTCGTCGCTTGTCAGCCCGGATTGAATCTCGTGGGGCGTACGAAACGCTGACTTGCTTGTGTCCGCCGGGTCTTTGCACGCACGGAACAAGATTTCGACGGCGGCAAGATTGTTGTAACAATCTTCATACCCGACGCGCGCATCTTCTTTTTTGGGGATGTCTGCCCCTAACAGTTTGCGCGTGCGCCGCTCTGCCTCGGCCGCCGCCACGTTCATCTCTTCCTGACTAAGCACCACAAGCGCGACTTCGGCGACTGGCTTTCCATCCGGCCCTTTTCGGGGGATGTCGGTGATGCGATGAGGCCTTGTGGTGCTTGTGAGCTTGAGAAAGAGATCGGACGCGGCGACGTCCTTGGGAGGCAAATTCATTTAGGTATTACGTCCAATCGGCATATTCACCCATAAACTCAAAAGACAGTTTTGCTTCGGAGTTTACGGAGTGGCTAAAGTCGTCTTTGGTAATGAAGCCTTGAGACGACAGGCTTCTTCCCGCAGCGCGAATGGTGATGGTGACGGCCTTGGTGGTGTTCATGTACTGGGCCGGGTTCATTTCAAAATCCGTCGAGGGCACGGCCGATTCGACAGAGATTTGAAGCTCGCGTGAGCCTTGGCTCATGCCAGCAAATCCGCGCGCCACGGTGTTGACGGGTTGGGCCTTGGTGTCGCGCGTCACTTTGACAGACGCTTCTTCCATGAGCTTTTTGCCATCGATGAAAACTTCCGCAATCGTGTATAGCTGAGTGCTCATTAGCCCACCTGTGCGATGTCGGTTGTGAACTGGTCAGCAATATCGATGATGTCCAACTCGACGCGGGCGCCCATTCGCGACGTTGGATTGCCGGCGCGCTCAACGACGAGATTCGCGAGCGTTTGATTCACGTTCTCGATTCGGTCTTTCGCTTCGTGGTTGCGAAGGAGGGCCGCAAGAGCCGCCTTGAACATGGAAGGCGTCACAACGTCGGGGCCTGGCGTGCGTTGGCCGCTGACAGGATCGTTGCCAATTTTTTTGCCAGAGAATTGCTGATTGACGATGGCTTCCCAATCGTCGGCAAAGAAGTCCGCATACGTGACCTTGTGCGCGGGGCGTATGCGGTAATCGGAAAGAAGTCCGGTTTGGCAGTACGACGTGATGCGCGAGACGAGGTAAGTCTTTCCTCGTGCGCTGGTTGCAATCGGGCTTACGCCGTTGTTGAGCGCGGCGACGATTTCGGCGCGGGTAAGCGCGCGGCCACTGCGCGGAGCTTTGATGTCCCACGAGGCTGCCGTAAGGGCGTCGAGGCCATATCCGCAGAAGTTTGCCCTCGGTTCTGCTTGCCCCTCCTCAAACGAGTAGACGCCGACAGCGGTGGCGGCAAGCTCCTCTGGGCGGCGATCGCTTTCAGGGAGCCACACAAATTCGGCGCGGGCGTGGTTGGTGTTCTTCGCAATCGTGGTCGTGAACGCTTGCGTGTCGTTTGAGCCGACAAACACGCGCTGGCGAACGCCGTTGATGGGAAGAGCCATCTCATCGACTTGCGCCATGAGGGCCGCAAGGCTTGAGCTAACGCCCTCTCGTGCCGATTGCTCGGTGACGATGTAATAGAACTTGTGAGGTTTGATTGTGGCGAGGGCGCCCGAGTAATCCACCGACGTGCTGTCACCACCCGCAAGCGCGGTGGGAGCGGTGGGCGTCACGGTGAGCCCGGACACGCCAACAAGAGTGGCGTTGTAATAGGAAAAGTGCGCCTGGCTACCTTTGACCTTGTCGGTCAACGTCACCGTGCTGCCCGACACAGCGGCGGTGACGCCGAGCGAAGAGATAGCGTTGATGGCGGGAGCGACGAGCGCGGCGACCGATGCCGCAGATGCATCCTTTGCGATGCTGATTTCAAAGGACTCTTCGTCGACGAACACTTTGAGTGTTCCGGCAGTCGAAGCCGTACCTGAAAAAGTGATGGTGCCGGTGGCTGCTGCGCCCGAAACATCGGCCGGGCACACAACGTTCACGCGCGCCGACGGGTTCACCTTCACGACGCGGCGCCACATTCGGTGCGCCGGGGAGCCTGCGCCAAAAAGGGCGATGGCGTCACCTTCGGTCGTGAGCGAAGGGATGCTCGACGGACCGTAAATCATGGTGTTGGTTGTGGCGGAACCTGCCGCCGATTTTCGTGCGACAATCAGAATGTCGCGCGCTGCCGACGCGCCGGCTGCCTGCCCTTGCGCAAACCCGACGTAGACGTAATTCCCTGGGACCGGATCGTTTGCCGTGAGCCCAGGCAAAGTAATTGTGCTCATTCTTTAGCCTTTTGGGTTGGGGGGTTCAAAAGCGGTTTGAACGCAACACCGCACGCTTCAGCGGTGGCCTGGTCGCAAGGCTCCAAATGACCTTCGCGCACGGCTCGCACGTATTCGGAGCGGGCAGGTATTTGTGAGGGTTCGGTGCGCGCTCGCAGCGCTGGCGATCCGTCGATTTCGCACCATTCGCGACCGACAAAGACGGGCGGACTCACTTTGATGTGTTCAAAACTCGTAACAAGCCCGTTGCCAACTGCGCGCACGAGAAGCGTTTTTGCTGCCACCACCAAACCTCACTTGATAATTTTCAAAGAACGTTGCGTGCACTCTGCACACATCACGTCAGACAAACGAAAGGCGAGACATGACCGTGTGGAAGTCATGCCCCGCCTTCGTTGTCAGGTCGCTATCAGGCGGCCTTCTTGCCCTGGTCGATGATGGACACGAACAGGTCGGTCGCGTTCATGGCAAAGCCCACGAGGATGAGGTTTTTGCCAGCGCCCGGCTGAGTTGTTCCGATGCCGCCGCCGTCCTGCACGTAGTATTTGTCGCCAGCGGTCGCGCCGGAGAGAACCCCGGGGCAAACGCCGTGGCTGACGACCTTGGCCGTGCCGCCGGAGAACGCGCGCACAACGCCGGTCACCCAGCGCTTGCTGTCGTCGCCAGCATCGGCCTCGCCAACGGCGT